GAGGTGTGCATAGCGATTCGCTAAACAAAGCACTCTTCAGCCCGCTGGCGCAGCAAGCCCCAGCGGGATTTTTATTTGGGGAACGTTTTTAGGAGAAGACACCGTGGAGATTGAGTTTCAGAAAAGCGGCGGACTGGTACCGGCCATCATCCAGGACGAGCACACTGGCGACGTGCTGATGCTCGGCTTCATGAATCCGGAGTCCCTCGCCGAGACACAACGCACTGGTGAGGTGGTGTTCTTCAGCCGCTCGCGCAACAAGCTTTGGAAGAAGGGCGAGTCGAGCGGCCATGTGTTGCGGGTCCGCGAAATGCGCGTGGATTGCGACGCCGATGCGCTCCTCGTGCGTGTCGAAGCCGTCGGGCCGGGCGTCTGTCATGAGGGCTACCGGAGTTGCTTTTTCCGGAAACTGGAACCAGATGGAAAAGCTGCGGTTGGAACCGGGGCAAGCTGTCGAATGCCAGAGGTGCCATGTTTTTACGATCAACGTCGAGCACCATCATGTGGCACCGAGGCAGTTTTTCGAGGATGCGGACGATTGGCCGACGATTGCGTTGTGTCAGAGTTGCCATGTACGTTGGCATCAAGTCATGAATGCTCGCATCTCAATTCCCCCTCAGACTCCCCCTGACAATACGAAAAAGCCCCAAGGAACGTAGGTTCCGCTGGGGCTAAGTCTGCTTCGTGGGTACTGGACACCGGGGTCGCCCCCGGCGCAACCGATATAGGAAAAACCGCCATGAATGACAAGACACCCAAATCGATGTGGGGACCGTGGTCGACGGACCTGCGCGACCCGGCCGAGCGTATGGCGCAGCTCCGCAGCCTGCGGACGCTCGTGCATGTGCTGGTCGGCATGCGCACGCGCGATTACAGCGACAGCGTCAAGCATCTGGAGCATGCGTTGCGTGTTTGTGAATCTGCCGTCAGGATTTACGGCGTCGATGTCTTTCTCGACAGTGGACCGCTCGCCGATGCCCGCGCGCTGTTCGATGCGTTGCCGTCGGGTCGCGCGCGCGACGTCATCGCGACGTTCGCTGTGCTGCATGAGCCCTTGACTCTATCGAAAGAGGAGTGATATCAAAAATTCATGTTGATCCGCATGACCCCGAAAGACGGCAGGCACGAAATCGTCCTCGATCCGATCGTTCTCAGGACACCGGAGCAGGTCGATGAGCAAATTCGCTATCTTGAGACGGTGAAGGATATGTTGTGGCCGCCGGAGGATACGAAGGACAATGGCTGACTTCGTGCGCGGCTTTCAGTTTGTGATGCAGACCGATCCTCTGTTGGGGTGGTTCATTGTGGTCGTGTTAGGCATTTCGATCGTATGCCTGCTTTGGGAAGTGGCGAAGTGATCTGGACGATCGTCGTTAACGTCCTGGTCACGACCGCAACATTCTGGGGATGGTGGATTTTTACCGAGGCTCAAGATCGCCGCTACCGCAACCGCATGTGGCGAGAGTACTGGGATTGGAAACATGAGACGCCAACGCCGCACCTCCGTCGGCCGTATGGAGACCAACAAGATCAAGCGCAGCGCCGAGCAGCGCGCCAGGGACACACATAAGCAGGTCCAGGACCTGATCGCGTCGGTCAATGAGAGTGTACAGGGGCGCGGAGACGAATACGGCATCCCAGACGCGATGCTGGAACTTGATGCCGCTCTGCGCCTCGCCATGCTCACCGGCCACGCTGGCGCCGCCGTGTCGGCCATCATGGGCAAGTGCAAGCTTCAGGGCCTGATCATCGATCGCTCCGTTGCCGCCGTCGGTAAGCCGGGGGATTTCACCCAACCTCAGTCCATCGACGACATCGTTGAAGACATGAGGGAGAATCTTGGGTCACGGACGGTTGAGCGATTCGTCGAGCTTCTGCGTGGCTTGGGGATTACGTATCAGGGTGATGAACAGGTGCTTGATGGGAAAGCGCAAGAGTAAACAGCAAATCGATGACGAGAGGCTGAAAAAACTTTGGCCTACAGCCATACTTGATAAGGACATGGCCGTGCATCTTGGTCATCATCGTGGAGTTCTGAGACGGCGTGCCGAATTTTTGGGTTTACCACCACGTCGTGTGGCAAGAGGCGGATTGGATGGACAAGCCGAAAAGGATTAACGTCACACAGGTGCGATATCGTGAAGCGCTCCAGAAGATAGCCAACGGCACCACTGACCCTGTCGAAGTGGCGCGCGAGGCCATACGTGAGCATCGGGCCGAGCGGCGCCGTAATCTCGTCGGTGTCCGCTTCACACGCCTGCAAGTGATCCTCTATGCCGGCATGCGGCAGCGCCAGGACGGTAAATGGTTGCGCAAGCGGGCGACGTGGCTTTGCATCTGCGATTGCGGTACCCTCTGCCGCATCGAGGGCAATGCGCTGATGGCTGGTAGCACCAAGTCGTGCGGCTGCCTGCATTCAGACCAGATGCAACGATTCTACAAGCACGGCCGCTACGCCAAGAAGTTGATACCGCCGGTTCAGATCGAGGTGAGCCAGCTAACCACGAAAGGAGCTTCGCTCCATGATTTCGTTTCAAGAATACAAAAAGCTGGAGATCAGGGACAAGCTGAAGTTCTGGATCGACCTGCCGCACGGAACGTTGATGCCGCCTGACGGTTGGCCGAACGTCGGCGAGTGGGATCAGCATATCCGCGACGTCAGTAAGGAGGCGCTCGAAGAGATCGTGTTCCTGCGGTCTGTTGCTGGCGCCGTCAGCAGGGGACCTGACTTAAACCAACTGAGGAAGCTGCAAGGCAAGCAATGAGGGTCGTTCACGATCGTCACCGCATTGCGCGGCGCGGCTGGCGGGCCAACAAGGCACTTGCACCTGATAATGTAACCGTTGCGCCGTCGCGTTTCGGACCGGTATCTCAGCGGACCCTCAACCGCATGCTGACGACGCGGCGCAACAAGAAAATGAAGATCACACTGCCGGAGGTGAAGTTCTAGTGCTCGCCCCGCCTGACCTTCTACCGCCATGGCATCCGTTCGGCGGGCTGCGCGAGCGTGGCTATGGCGCCATCCTCGCCGACCCGCCGTGGCATTTCAAAACCTACAACGAGAAGGGCCGCAACCGATGTCCGGACTGGAAGAGGTTCAAGGGTTCTCCGTGCAGGCATTACGAGACGATGACTCTGTCGACAATAAAGTCTATTCCGGTATCACAACTTGCGCTGCCCAACTGCATATTATTCCTTTGGGGGTGCTGGGCTACACTCCCGCACGCAATGGAAGCTATCGATGCGTGGGGCTTCGCGTACAAGACGGCAGCTTTTGTGTGGTGCAAGTCTGGCCGGATGGGGCTTGGTTACTGGACCAGGCAAAATACCGAGTTCTGCTTGCTCGCGACGAAGGGGAAGCCGCAGAGGCTGTCCAAGGCGGTCGTCCAGGGGATCACGGCGCCCAGGCGCCTGCACAGTCAAAAGCCTGATGAAGTCCGCGAGCGCATTGAACAGCTCGTCGCCGGTCCTTATGTTGAATTGTTCGCACGCAGCTCGCGCCCCGGCTGGGACTCCTGGGGCGATCAGGATGGAAAACTAAATGTCACCCACAAAGACGATTAACCTCGAAGACTTGAAGTTGCGTGTCAATCAATTCAACGCGCTCGAACTGCCGGGCCAGCCGAAGTCGATGCACATGGGCACATCTTTTCTCGTCAACGACCTATGGCGCGCTCTCAAGGACAAGGTCGAGGCCGACAAGGCGCGCGAAAAGGAGAAGAAATGAAACCTTCCTTCCCGCGCCTTAGGTGCGACGACTGCGGAGCCATCATGGATCGGATTCCAGATAAGCCCTTTTGGCTTTTGGGTTTGCCTATGTTGCTGGTTTGAAGCTCTAGCTAGACAAGAAGAACCACCACCAACCATGACTGAGGACATCGCGGGGCTGATCAAGCGAGCAAACGATGGGAGTATCAACACTGATCGCGCCGAAGACAGAAAGCTATTTGCTGAACTTGGGGATGCCCTTCGCGCGCAGGCTCAGGAGATCGAGAGGTGGAAGTCCATCCACAGTACCAGCGATGTCATGCACCTGGAAAAAACTGAGTTTATGCTGAACCAGAAGGAAGCCGAGCGCGACCAAATGATCCGCGTCGCGAAGATATGGCAAGAGCGCTATGAAGAAGCCATTGAAGGACAAATCGCCATCCGGTCGAAGACGATTGAGGCGCATATCGAAGTTCTGAGAGAGTTGCTGCCAGAAGGTGCGGCTTCTCTTGCAGAGAAAGCCATCCGCGCTCTCGCTCCGAAGGATGAAGCCAAGGCATGACAGTCGCCCTCGATGCCTTCCCTGCCGACATCGCCGTCGGGCCACCTGTCGGCGGTATGTCGAAGGCCGAGGTGATGGTCGAGCTGCAAAGCTACAAGCCTCTCACTGCCAGGGATGTACGCACCGACGAGCCCTGGATGGAGCGGCGCCGCCGGTTGTGGCAGCGCCTTGACCGGTTCAACGATGGGAGATCACCATGAGCCGATCTGGTTACAGCGACGAGTACGAAGAAACCGTCAACCTATGGCGTGGCACGGTGGCGCGCGCGATCAAAGGTAAACGCGGGCAAGCGTTCCTCAAGGAAATGCTCGGCGCGCTCGACGCCTTGCCTGAGAAGAAACTGGTCGCTAATGAGCTTGTCGAGAAGGACGGCTGCGTTTGTGCCCTCGGCGCCGTTGGTCGCGCGCGCGGCATGGACATGAAGGATATCGATCCGGAAGATCATGAGGGTGTGGCGCACAAGTTCGGCATGGCACATGCGCTCGCTTGCGAGGTGATGTACGTCAACGACGAGATGGGGCCTTACACTCGGACCGAGACGTCCGAGGAACGCTTCGTCCGAGTGCGGGCTTGGGTTGCTGAGAAGATCAATTCTCCAGTCGGAAGTTGATCGTCGCCCGCATCGCGACGAGCTGGAACTCCATCATCCGCAGCATGACCTTGGACAGCTCGATGATGGCTGTGGCCGAGGCGTCATACTCACCCAGGCGCTCGCGTTCATCCACGAACGCTCGCATCCCCTTGACGTAGGCATCGGCCTGCTCGACCATGTTGAGCAGGGCTGTCATCGAGCCAATGGCGTCGAGCTTGGCATGAGAGACTGACGCTATTTGCGCCATCACGGCGTTGGCGTCTTCACGCAGCTTCTCGAACATTTGCGAATTGCGACCTGCTTCTAGTATCTTCGAGTCCATGTCGTCTCCTTTCGAAATTGTTGTTCGCAACGCTGCCCGGGCCGCCGAGATGGGGACCAAGCAGCTTTGCGAGGAATCGCTGATCGAGCTGACCGCCTATCTGTGGGACGTCGCCGACCCTGGCGAGCCGCTGGTGGGCGGCTGGGCCATGGATGCCATAGCCGACCACCTGGAGGCAACCTTTTATGACCACATCAAACGGCTTCTTATCACTGTTCCGCCCGGATTCTCGAAATCGTCACTCACAAATGTTTTCTTCCCGCTCTGGGTCTGGCTGCGAACACCACATGCCAGATTTATCGGGGCCAGCTACGAGTCCGGCATCCCGGAGCGCGATAACCTCAAGTGCCGTCGACTCATCCAACACGAGAAGTGGCAGCGATTTTGGTCAGATCGCTTCTCCCTCATCGTCCCCACCACTGTGGAGCGCTTTGAGAACGACCACACCGGATGGAAAATGGCCACCGCCGTCGGCGCCAAGCTCCTCGGCTACCGCGGTAACTACATCATCATCGACGACGCCAACGATCCCTCCATCGAGCATCAGTCCGGCGCCAAGCGCATTCAAGCGGTTCGTTGGTTTCGCGAGGTGGTTCCTACGCGACTGAACAACATGAGTCGTGACAAGATCATCGCCATCCAGCAACGGCTTCATATGGAAGACGTCGCCGGTACCGCGCTGAGCCTGGAGCACGAGAACTACGTCCACCTCAACATCCCGATGGAGTACGAGCCGCGGACCTACATCAACGCCTGGGCGCCGCCGGACGCGGACGATCCCGACGGCCCTGACCAGATCGTCACTCTGTTCGACGAGACTGCCGAGGCGGCCGTAGCTCTCAATCCAGATGTCATCTACTGGCAGGACCCGCGCACCGAGCCCGGCGAGCTGGCATGGCCTGAGCGGTTCACTGCAAAGATGGTGGCAGTGCTCAAGAAGACGCTGGGCAAGACCATGTCGTCGGCCCAGCTCCAGCAGCGCCCGGTGCCGCGCGGCGGCAACATCATCAGGACCGAGAGCTGGAAATTGTGGGACAAAGAGATTTATCCAACATTTTCCTATATCCTCGCCACGCTCGACACCGCCTACACCGAGAAGACATCGAACGATCCGTCGGGCATCGCCATCTGGGGCCTGTTCTACGACAACACCGGAATGGTCGACGTCCGCCTCGTCGATCGCCTGGGGCGCCAGCTTCCGCTGATGGAGGAGGAGGGCAATCCCAAGGTCATGCTGATCTACGCCTGGACAGATCATTTCGAATTAAATGATCTCGTCCGTCGGGTTCTGCATACCTGCACCAAGAATCAGATCAACTACGGGCTTGAACTGCAAGGCATGCCGCGGTTTCCGGTCGACACGCTGGTGATCGAGGGCAAGGCCTCCGGCCTGAGCGTCCAGCAGGAAATCACGCGCCTGCTGTCGCTCGGCCGCGGGCGCACGCTCAACGTCGAGATGCTGCCGGCAAAATTATTACGGGATGACAAATTGTCGCGGCTGGTTTCTGTCTCTCATTTATTTGAGAACGAGGTTGTTTACGCTCCTGACAAGGAGTTTGCTGGCAAAGTGATCGATCAAGTCGGGAACTTCCCTTACACGACCCATGACGAGTACGTGGACTGTACCTCCATGGCGATGCGCTGGTTCCGCGACCATGGCTTCGCCCCGACCCGCGAGGAGCTGTTCGAGGAGGCCGACAACGCCGTGGCGTTCAGGCAGAAGCTGAAGCCGCTGTACGGAGGAATTTGATGAAAAACAAACTGGAGCTAGCAATTAGCACATCGACATCATTCGACAGCGCATGGAAGGATTTTTACAGGTGGGCGAGAAGTAGAGGATTTGTGCCAATACCCACTTCTCAATGGGTACTCGCCGATTACATCTTCTATCTTTTGGAGGATCAAAACCTCAGCATCTCAACTGTCTTACGAAAATTAACATCTATCAAATATAGGAATCTGGAGTGGTATGGGCACATTGTAGACGATGAGTGCTTTCGTGGAATCCTGAATATTTTGCACACCCAATTCTATCGCCAACCAAAAAGAGCGGAGCCATTAACGCCTGTGCAAATCAAGAAAATAGCTGACTATCTACAGCCGCATGACCGAGCTTTACTCTTGACAGGATTTATGGGGGCGTTGAGACGATCGGAAATCGTAGCCTTGAATCCTGATGATATTATTCGTACCGAACGCGGCGCTTTGATTCTGATTCGAAAATCTAAAGGTGACCAGGAAGCTAAAGGCCAGCAGGTTGAAGTTTACCGTGGGTCTGATGCAAGATATTGTTGCCTGTCTGCGATGGAGGAGTGGTTTGGGGTTAAGGAGATTCATGCAGGCGAGCCAATTTTTCGGCGCATCCGTCGGGGCGATCATCCTGGCACTGCCGATGATCGCTTGACGGGACAAAGCGTGACAAAGTTTGTCAAAGAGTGGGTTCCGCTAGTCGGTCTCAATCCTGATTTGTACAGTGCAAATTCACTACGTTCGGGGAGAGCAAGTTCGATTGGATTCAAGGGTGGTAGCATTTGGGGAATCAGAACGATTCTTAGACACCTCACCCCCACACTTGAGGAAACGTACGCCAGACGCCGAAACAGAGCCGCTGATGTTAGAGCCTTAAGGTCATTGTAAATGCAAAACAAACTGATCTGGGTGTACCAGAACGGCCGCATGTCGCCGCAGCTCTGCCACGACGCGCCGGATCACAAGACCATCGGGATGGCCAGGGTCGTAGCCAATTTCAACTTGACCGTCGATGATCTCAAGCTGAGCTTCGATGAGCTGGTCGCCAAGTATCCGGCGCCGAGCGCGGTCGAAGCCGAGGTGATTCCACCGTCGGTGCCCCTCCTTCGGCAGCCGGGATTTCCACCGGTCTGATGTGATATGCTCAACTCGTTGAAAGCGGAGAATCTGTAAATGTTTAGCTGGTGGCACCGGCATCATCCTCCATCGAACTTCCCGCCGGCACCCGCTTTCATCAAGCGCTTGACGCTGCGCGTCAGCTATAATCCGAGGAGCAAAATAGCCATGTCGACCGTTCTTCTTGAGTGGACCGATCCAACCGTCCGGACCGATACTCCACCGACTGCCCTGCCGCCCGCCGAGATCATGGAAATCGATGTTTTCGATTTTCCTGACACTCCCGGCGTTCCTACGATCAACACGCAAATCGGCACCGTTCCCGGTCCCGGAACGTCGTTTATGACCGGAGTTCTCGACGTCGGCGTCCACCGCTTTACCGTCCAGGTGCGCGACACCACCGGACACGTCTCAGCGCCGTCGAATGTGGCGACTGTGACCGTGCCGGCAACTCAGGCGCCGCCGGCCGCCGTCACTGACCTGCGGGCTACCCTCCAGCCCTGAGCCATGTTAGCCTTCCGGGCCACTGGAGCGCACCATGGCCCGGTCTACCAATGTCATCCCGTTAGACGCCTACCAGAGCCGCCTGCGGCTGGCCCACGGCAAGCAGGATGCCCAAGACGTCCGCCGTGACGAGCACCGGCGCGCCCAAGGGCTCCCGGACAAGACCGGACGACCGCTCAACGCCCGCGGCAAGGACTCATTCACCAGTAAGGACGCGGCCGACATCGGCACCATGCGTCCGGACATGAACTCTCCAGCCAATGAGCCGATTGTTGGCGACTCGATCGTCGACATCGCCCAAGGCGTTGCGATGCCGGTCAATCGTGCCGGTGACGCCAAGTCGATCGAGCTGGGCGACGGCAGCGTCATCATCGATCTCAACCCGTTCTCAAGCGTCGACATCGACGAGCGCGAGGATGGTGAGGAGCGCGGCTTTGCCGACAACCTCGCTGACGACATCGATGAGATGGAATTGGCCGCGATATCGGCCGAAACCCTGGAGGGCATCAGGCAAGATGAAGAAAGCCGCCGCGACGTCCTCGACACACGCCAAAAAGGCATCAAGCTCCTCGGCCTCAAGATCGAGGAGCCGCGCGGAGATGTCGGCACGTCTTCTGCGCCGCTTGAAGGAATGTCCACTGTGCGGCATACCCTTCTCCTCGAAGCATGCGCCAGCTTCCAGGCAGGAGCACGTGCTGAGCTGCTACCATCGGAAGGTCCTGTCAAAGTTAGAGTTGACTTACCTCCGGGCGCCCAGCCAGCACAACCTGGACAGCCTCCTCAAGGGCTTGGCCAGCAGCCGCTCGATGAACTCGGTGAAGCTCTCCAGAAGGACATGAACCACTATCTGACGACGACCGCGTCAGAGTACGTTCCCGATACCGACCGCATGCTGTTCATCGTAGGATTCTCAGGCGATGGATTCAAAAAGCTCTACCACGACCCCCTCAAGCGACGACCGATGTCTGTCTCTGTCGATCCCGAAGACCTCATCGTCAGCAACATGGCGACTGATATCGAGAGCTGCGGACGAGTTACGCACCGTATGCGGATGCGACGTTCGCTCCTTCGACGAATGCAGATCATCGGTGCTTACCGCGACGTGCATATCCAACAGGCTGCGGTCGCGGACACACCCGATGCGGTGAAGCAGGAGATCGCCGATGTCGTCGGCGCCAAGCCGGAGCCGATGCGGCCCAAGGACGTCGATTACACGCTGTTCGAGTGCTATTGCGAGCTGGACATCGACGCATTCGCACCGCCGCAGTTCAAGGGCAAGGCGCTGCCTTTGCCCTACCGCGTGACGATCGAGAAGGACTCAAAACAGATTCTCGAAATCTCGCGCAACTGGAAGAAAGACGATCCGCTGTGTCAAGCGCGACAGACATTCGTGCAATATCCATTCATCCCGGCTCTTGGGTTCTACAGCCTCGGATTCTTGCATTTGTTGGGCAACACGACACTTGCCCTCACTGCGGCTACGCGGGAGATGCTCGACGCCGGTATGTTCGCGAACTTCCCTGGCTTCGTGTACGCCAAGCAAGTCGGGCGGCAGCTTACGAATCAGTTCCGCTGCCCGCCGGGCGGCGGCGTCGCGATTGATCTTCCCGCCGGCATGACGGTGCAGCAGGTCGTGATGCCGCTGCCCTACAAGGAAGTCGGCCCGGCTTTCCCCGCCTTCATCCAGCATGTCGAGCAGAATGGCCGCCAGCTCGCGATGGTGAGCAACGCTCCGGTCGCCGAAGGCAAGCAGGATGCTCCTGTGGGCACCACGCTGGCGCTGATCGAGCAGCAGACCAAGGTGCTTGGCTCGGCCTTCAAGCGTCTGCACATCGCGCAATCGCGCGAGTTCAAGCTTCTCGTCGATCTCTTCAAGGAAGACCCCGAGGCGATGTGGCGCCACAACGAGCGCCCGCAGATGAACTGGACGAAAAAGCAGTTCCTCTCGGCCTTGCAGCGCTACGAGCTGGTCCCGGTCGCCGATCCGAACAATCCGACCAGCCTGCACCGCATGGCCAAAGCTGCCATGCTCAAGACGCTCCAAGCGGCCAACCCCGGCATCTACGATCCGATCGCGGTCGACCGCCGCGTGCTGACCATGGCGGCCATCGATCCGGAAGGGCTGTTCAAGGGACCGGCGCCTGCGGCGCCCGACCCCATGATGATGCTCCTGCAAGCGAAGATTCAGCTTGAGAACCTGAAATTGCAGCAGAAGGACAAGGAGCTTCAGCTCAAAGCTGCGACCGCGGCGATGCAGCAGCAGGGCAAGGCTGCCGACCGTTCGTCCCAGGAGCGCGTCGAGCTGCTCAAGCAGGACATCGTCAAGATGGAGCAGCAGTCCCAGCTCGTGCTATCTGGGCTCAAGCACAACGCCGACATGATCATGCACGTGCATGGCCAGATGGCCAAGACGGCCGGCGGACCTTCGGCCTTCCCAGGCAAACCCGGCGGTGACGGCAGCTCGCCGGGGATGCAGCAGGAGACCGAGCACAAACCGACGTCAACAGGAGTTGTTGACTAAACCATCTAAAGCAAGGACCGAATCATGGACGAAGCGGGAACGGTGCGTGAACAGGTAAAGTCGAGCTTACCACAGTGGCGGTCGCACAAGATCGTGCGCGCGGCGCCGATTCGGGCGATCTACAAGTCTGGCGTTACCAATGAGATGGAGGATACCTCGATTGAGGCTCGGCCGTGGATCGTCTACCTCGACGGTTATCCGTCATTCCAAGTGGACGCCAAGGTATTTGCCCGCTACTTTCCGCAACCCGGCGACTATTTTGTCGTTTACGACGACGGCTACGAGTCCGTGTCACCCAAAAAGGCCTTCGAGGAAGGCTATACCTGCCTTGAGGGCAAACCTGCGGTGGGAGCGTGATGCCTGTTCCGCTCCACAACATGCGCGACCTGCTGATGCCCGGCCTTATGGCGAACCGGGCCGAATACACGGCCATGATGTCGGTGTGGGAGAATGAGTTCGCTGTGGCGGCTATCGACACCGCCATCCTTCCCGTTGTGTCGCCGGTGGCTGCGGTTGCTGCCGCGGCTGCGGCGGCTGTGATCCGGAACCAGGTGGTGACCCGCAGGTTCCTACCTTGGAGGCGTGAGTGACCACGAACGTCGAACCGATTCTACAATTCTTCGAGTACGGTCATCTGCCGCCACATCTTGGGCAGGTCTCGGAGATGTTCTTTCAACTCGCGCATGATATCGTCCACCGGTGCCCCCGTTGTGCCGAGCGCACCGTGGCGCTGCGTAAGCTCCTCGAAGCCAAGGACGCCGCGGTGCGATCTGTGATATACAAGGAGGCGTGAGTGGAATCCGGGAGCGCCCATAGGAATCATCCTGGTGCGCGTGAGGCACATCCGGACGGCAGTCCGAAAAATGTGTGCAGGACGTGTGTGAGTTTTTCGCAAAAAAGCGATTTGGGGTATGGTGACTGCAAATTTCACAAAAATCTCAATATGTGGTTTGGAAATTGCGACGATTGGTGGCCACTGAAGGAGCAGACTGATGGCACATCCGCACAAGGCTGAGGCCCACGCGTCCAGCCGCGACAAGTTCCAGGCCATCACCGGTCACCGCGGTGGAGGGCACGCCCATGGCGGTAGTTCGCATCTCAAAAAAGCAGGCAAAGATGGTGTTCTCGAAACGTGGTCGGGGCACCACAAAACCCATCGGAAGGCCGAAGAACGTGCTCATGGTGGTCGCGCTAAAGCGCGAGCCGACCGGCACCGCCGGGCCAGCGGCGGCAAGGAAGACATGAAGGTTACGCTGACCGGTCCAGCCAAAGGCCCACATACTAAGAAACCGGTCGAGACTCCGACCAAGGAAAATCCTTTCCCTTCGATGATTACGACGGATGCCGGTGATTGGTACAAGCGTCTGCAAGGCCGTGATAAGAAATCAAATTCAGGCTTCTCCAAGCAGGACTTGGAGGGCATGGTGCATGGCAAGCGCGGCGGCAAGATGAAGCGCGGCGGTCGTGCCCTCGGCGGCGCCAAGAATGCCGACGACTGGGGTGACGAGGATTCGACCCGTCAGACCATCCCGGTCAAGGAGAAGCCGGTGCAGTCATCGAAGGGTGATGCCTCCAACCGCAAGCGGTGGACCTACGATCCGCCGCAATACGAGGATTGGGGCATGCACCCAGCGAGCGGCCGCAAGAAATACGCCCGCGGCGGCAAGGCTCCTGGCAAGGTGATCATCAACGTCAACGCGGCTGGAGCGCGGCCACCGCCGGCTAGGCCGCCGGTGATGCCGCCGCCAGCCCCACCGCCTGCTGGTCCGCCCCCGGGTGGTCCGCCCCCTGGCGGTGCTCCACCGATGCCGCCTCCGGGCGGCGGGGCGCCTCCTGGCGCCAACCCTTTGGCCGCCATCAAGGGCGGCATGGGCTTCGCACGCGGCGGCAAGGCCGGGCCGCAGCACCCAAACCCAGGCGGCGGTCCCCGCGGCGGCGATTCCAAGTACGATCTCGCCGGTTGGCGCAAGTATGCGGCCACGGATCGCGAGAAGCGCATGTCCGGCAAGGCCGGGATGACGCAAGCCTACACTAAGAAGATCGGCGACGACGGTTCGCTCGATGTCCAGCCGGTGAAGCAGGGCCGGACCAGCCGCGCCAGCGGCGGGCGCATGACGGCCGGTACGTTCTCCGGCGTGGGGCGGCTTGAGCAGGCCCACATCTCGGCCAGGGACCGCCATCGGTGATGGCCGTCCACCATGCCAGCCAGCCTCCTTGGATGGGGGCTGGTGCCATTCCCAATCGCTACGCCCCGCCACCGCTGAGACAACCGCCGAGCTGGCCTGAAATCCTTGGCGTTTCTCCGCTGGCCGACAAAGTTGCCATCAAGGCCGCGTTCCGCCGGAAGGCGCAGCAATTCCATCCCGACCACGGCGGCACCGATTACCAGATGCGGTTGATCATCGGCGCCTACAAGGAGGCAATGCGCCGTGTGCGGTGAAGTCCTTGAGCATTTTATGGGTTTCTGGAGCGTCGTCGGTGCGATGGCGCTGTTGTTCTGGGGGCTCTACTGGGTGTCCCGTGCATAACATCTGGTACGGGCATCTGGCCCGCCGGCTTGACGAGAGGCACCGGGAGAAGGCTAAATACCTCGTCGACGGCGGCGCCCCGGACTATCCGTCATACAAATTCCAGGTTGGATATCTTCAGGGACTCGCCGATGCTCTCCTTGAAGCCGAGGAGGTAGACCGCGAACAAATGGGAATGTCGCCTCATGCCCCTCGCCCTACCACATGAAGCCGTCAAGAAATACTCTCAGATCACCGATCTGAAACAGTACATCGCCGAAGTCTTCAAGCAGGTCATGCCTGACCTGATGGATATCACCCTCAACCGTGTTCTGTGCGCGGCCTACATCGCCAGCGAGAAGACAGCCGGCGGCATCATCAAGCCGCAGGATCTTGTCGCCGAGGATATTTGGCAGGGCAAAGCCGCGCTGGTGCTCAAGCCTGGACCGTCGGCGTTTCTGGATTCTCCCGAAGTCACCTTCCACGGCTTCATCGTCAATCCGGGCGATTGGGTGACGTTCAAGGTCGGCAACTCGTCGCAGATCGAGATCAGGGGATATCCCTGCCGCATCGTGGCCGATCACTTCATCGAGTCCAGGGTTCTCGATCCGAGGGCGGTGACATCGTGAGCGAGCGAAGCGAGCGGCCGAGTAGTGCTGGCACAGCCAAAAATGCGCTGAAGCAGGGCTACGCCAAAGGCGCTGCCGCCAAGGTCAAGCGTGACGCCTTCCTCTACATCGACGGCAAAGGCGCCGACACCGGGCAGTGTTCCTCGTGCAAGCTATGGGTCAAGGGCGCCGACGTCTGCATCATCCACGGCATGCACGTCACGATCAAAGGCACGGCCTCGTGCGGGCTCTATGTCCCCGGCAAGCCGGTGAATGCCGGGCTTGCTCAAGCCCTGGTCACGCCGGAGGAGTCGGGCCTCGTCGAGCGGAAGGTCCGTTGCCAGAATTGCAGATTCGCTTGGAGCGGTGCTACAGTATGCGGATTGTTCCAGAGTTTGAGCGAGCGCATGCCGGAGATTTTCGATCTCGACACCAAGATCGAGCCGCAAGGATGTTGCAACGCACAAAGTCCGTGAGGTGATCCATGCCGCGCCAAAGGCCACTTCGTCAACCGGTCAACCCAAACCTCCCTGATACGGGAGCGGTGATGGTCGATCTGAACGCCGCCGGCCCCGAACCGCCGCCCAGGATCGTCTATGGCTCGTCGGTACCGGCTCTTGCCGGTGCCTCTTCGGCCGCGCAGCCCGGTGTGTTTGCGCACGGCGCCATCAACCCGGAAGTCACGGTCACCGCGCGCTCGGATGCGGTCGCGCCAGCGCAGTTCGATGGCGGCGACGATGAAGACCCTGCGGTTACACTCAAAAATACCCGCGAGCGCGCCAAGGAGCGCGACCGCGCCAAGGCGCTGGAGGCCGATCATGCCAGGGTAACGCAGTGGGGCCAGGATCAGGCCAACCGCGCCGCGCTCGCGACCCACGCGCTTGCGGAATCCCAGCTCGATACCATCGAGACGGCAATCGCCGCAGCCGAGGGCGAGGCAGAAGCAGCGACCAATAGCTGGGCCGATGCCATGTCCAAGGGTGACTTCGTCACCGCCGGCAAAGCTCAGCGTCAGCAGCAGGATGCGCAATTCCGCATCAATACCCTCAAGGCCGGCAAGGACGAATTGGCGACCGAGGTACGCAAGAAGCCGCAGGCCGCCGCGCCGCCGCCGCCGTCGATGATGAGCAACGTCGAGGTTCAGTTGGCGCGGATGCCGAATCTGATCGACTCGGAGCGCCAGTGGATAAGGGATCACCCTGATTCGATGGAGAACCGGGAAAATCAGTTGCGGATGCAAACCGCGTTCCTCGATGCGACCAAGCGCAACATCACGCGAGGCTCGCCCGAGTATTTTGCGTTCTTCAACGAACGCATGGGTTACGAAGATGATGGCGGGGACGGGGGTCAGGAGGAACCGGTGGCGCAACCGCAGCCGAGATCGAGGCAAAACGGAGGAGGCCCGCGCGTGTCAGCCCCTGTCGTTCGTTCCGGCGGCGGTACGCTGCGGCCGGGTCAATTCCTGCTGACAGAAAGGCAGAGGGAAGCCGCGCGGATATCCGGCATCGACGAAGTCACCTATGCGCGCGGATTGCAGCGCATGATGGAGGCAAAGTCGCAGGGCATGTATGGAGCCAGTGAGCAGAAATGAGCTGTATCCACGACTGGGCCGAGGTTGGCAAGCGGCGCTGGTGCCTGCGACCTTACGCTGATGGTGGTTGCGGCACGTTTCAGACCTATATCAAGGGGGAATGGTGTCCTCCACTGCCGGAGGATATCAAATTTCCCTTAGAAGGATCACCGCCATGTTCTTCCCGCCTTGGGACTTAATCCTCGTAATTTGTGTAATCTGGATTCTCGTACCGAAGTCCGCCCCTCGCGGATGGGGACCGGATTGAAGTTGTAGGTCTTAAGCTGGTCGGGTGATATCGGCGCTACCTCCTTGTTCTCGACACCCGTCAAGTGGTCGCGAATGTTGGCTTTCCACAAGACTTCGAGCAACGTCAGCGGCTGCATGCCTTTGCGGTACTCGACGTAAAAGTCGATCGCCGTATAATCGAGGAGAGCGTTGGACAGTTCTTGTCGGACAGATTTTGGTAGCCTGTCGAATGCTTCCATCCGCTGGGAGTAGGTTGACTCTGGCGCCTGGGGAATCCCACGGTTACTGTTTCGAATGTAGGAGGCCATGATGGCTACACCACGAGAACCAACACCGTTCGATCCAATGGCCGCGCCGCATCAAGCCGGAAAGCGTGTCCCTGAGCCCGGCCCGTCGCTGAAGCCGCAGCGCCATGTTCTACGGCCGATCGATGAATATGTCGAGTACGAGGAGGAAACCCAGCTCCGGATTCCGCGCAACGAATGGCCGGCGGGATATGCGCTCAAATGGGTCACCTTCGCAGTGTGGGGCCAGCCATTTCCGCAGGTCCGCGCGCGCAGCGAAAAAGGCGGCTGGGTTCCCGTCCACCAGGAGGATTTCGACGGCAGATACCGTGGCCGGTTCATGCCGGCGGAATACAATGGCGAGATCGTCGTTGACGGTCTTGTCCTGATGGCGCGACCGCAGTCCTGGGACGACAAGGCGGAAGCGATCAACCGGCGCCGGGCCATGCAACGCGTCCAGATCAAGGAGATGCAGCTCCGCATGGGCGATCTCTCCGGCGTGACGCTGGCATCTGACCATCCGACCGCGGTGCGTTCGAACATCGTCGAACGCTCTGTCGAGGCCATTGCGGTGCCGCAGAAATGACGCTCCTGTTCCTCAAAACTGATGATGGTGCGGATCACCACGCCATCCTCAACACCAACACCATCTGCTTCATGGAGGGTACCGATCCCACTGACGAGTGGCCCGGCGGCACCAACACCAAAATTCTGTTCGGTGGCGGTGGTGTGGTGCTCCATACGCCCTACAAGGTGATTGCCGACCAAATCGCCAAGGCAATCGAGCAGGGGTACGTGCTCAGCGAGCAGATCAACGAGGCGCGCCGCAAGATTGCCGTAGAAGACGGCCGCAAGATGATGAAGGAAGTAATGGAGCCGTTCCTTCACAATCACGATTGACATGGAAATCGCCTTCTATATGTCCTTCGAGGCTCTGTGGCACCGCCGCGGAATCAAGCACTATTTTCGCCTGCAATTTCCTCGTTGGCCGTGGTGGAGACATAGTGTTGACGACCGGAGGAAGATGTGCGACAGAAATTAAATGACCAGCACAGAAACATCCGACGGCGTTGAATTTTCCTGCGACGTCTGCCACGACACCGTCATCAGCCCACCCAGGATGGCTCGCGGGTCTGATAAGCCTGATTTCATGTACTGCTGGGAACGCGCCAAGGAAAAAGGCTGGCGGGCTCGCAAGGCCATGAGCAAGGACGGCAGAACCGAATACTGGAGGCACATATGTCCGTCGTGCTAGCGCGCATGAGCGACCGCCAGAAGCAGGACATGACGATCGCTGCCCTGGCGCTCGTCGATGCGCTCGAAGATTATGCCTATACCCGCAAGGACGAAGACAAGAAACGCGTCACCGAGTGCCAGACCGGACTCTGCCTCATGACACGGAAGTTGCGAAAGGAATTTGGCCTTGAAGACGCTCCAGGAAGTCGTTGACATCAATCAGCCCCATGCCCCGGAGGGGGTGCATTTGGCGGCCGATTACATCAACGATTGCGTTGCGGTCTATAAGGGCGGAACGTTCCTGTGCGCCATCAGGCGCAAGGATATCGAAGATCAGCCCGGCGGCCATGGCGACTTCCGTCACCTGTTGACGGAACACCTCGAACAGAGGTAGACTTCTTTCCTATGACCGGGGCTCCACCGCGTTGGTGCTGTAGCTCCCAATCCTTCTGAGCGTTTCAGACGGCGGTCGGCCCCTGCACAGGGGACGCACCTTGCCGTCTTTTTTGTGCCCGGGCTGCCGTCAACGGAGGCCGTCCCGTGGTCAATCAGATTGCACCGTTTGGCGTTCAGGACCTGACCCGGCGCGAGGGCGCGTCGCCGATGTTCGGTCTGTCCAGGGCCTTCATTTCATCGTCCGATCCGACCCCGATCTTCAGCGGCGATCTGGTGCAGGACCTGCCGACCGCACCGGCGAGCGGCAACTTCGGTCCCTACCTGACACAGGCATCGAGCGGTCTTTCCACCGCAAATGCCGCCTTCAAGGGAATCTTCCGTGGTTGCGAGTTCCTCAACCTTGCCGTCGGCAGGGTTCTGTGGTCGCCGTTCTGGCCCGGCGCCAGCGTCGGCGGTCCAAGCTCGCAGGCCGACCCGATCGCCTACTTCGCGGCCGATCCCGACATGCAATTCATCGCCCAGGCGACATCGGCCGCCATCATCGGCTCCAGCAACGTCGGCCAGAACATCACCGTGACGGCCACTTCATCGCTCGGCAACACCATCACCGGGCAGTCGGCTATCGCGCTGGCGTCGTCTGTCGCTCCGTCGTCCGCGGCGGCGTCGCCATTCCGCATCATCGATTTCTACTCGAACTACGCGCCGCCGGGCGGTTTCGTGAACGGCACCGACAACACCGCACCGGGCCAGATCGTCGTTGTTGGGCTGAACAACTTCGAGACTAACACGACTGCTGGTTCGTCCTCGTAAGGAGCTGATCCATGCCTATTGCACTACCGGCAATCCGCGATTTGCTCCTTCCTGGCCTCTGGGGCATTTCTGGCCGCTACCCCATGATCGAGCGCCAATGGACCGGCATCTATCGGCAGACCGAGTCCGAGATGGCCCTCGAACGGCGCGCGGCCATGCGGTACATGGGCTATGCCCAGCTCAAGCAGGAAGGTGGGCCTACCGCCTTCGACAACCGCGCCGGGCAGCGCTTCATCTACAACGCCGAGCACTTCGAAATCGGCCTCGGCTACGCGATCACCCGCAAGGCCATCGACGACAATCTCTACAAAGCAGAGTTCGGGCCGAGCAATGACGGCCTCATGGAATCCTTCAAGGAGACCGAGGAAGTCTACGCCGCCAACGTCATCAATCTGGCGAACGTCTTCAACCCGACGGTCCTTGGCGATGGCGTCCCGCTGATCAGCGCTACCGGCCACCCAATCGACGGGGCCTTGGTCGCCAATCAGCCGAGCCCGGACGTCGATCTGAACGAAACGTCCCTCCTCAACGCCTGTATTCAAATACGGTCGACCTGGAAGGACAACGCTGGCCTCAAGATTCACGCGCGCGGCCGCAAGCTGATTGTGCCGCCGAACTTGGAACCAATCGCCGTCCGCCTGTTCCGGTCGGAGCTGCGTGTCGGCACCGGCAACAACGAAGTCAACGCTGTTCTTGGGATGGAGCAGTCCCTCAAGGACGGCTACATGGTGTATGATTACCTTACGTCGCCATTCGCTTGGTTCGTCCTGACGAATATCGACGGTCTGGTATTCTTCCACCGCAAGCACTTCGAGACCGACATGACCGTCGAGTTCTCGACCGACAACCTGCTGGTCAAAGGATACCAGCGCTATGTCCCGTCCTACTACGAGTGGCGGGCGATCTGGGGGACGTTCCCGCTGAGCTGAGGCACCAATGAAAGTCAGACGACACAGCACCAAGGAAGGTCAGCCGCCGCTGGCTATAAACGGAAACGGGATCAAATCCGGCAGTATCCCGCCGACCTTCGAGCAGATTCAGTCTGGTACCGGCGCGGCCGGTGCGACGGGCGCCGTCCTGGTGAATTTCATCTGGGCGACGCTGATCAACAAGTGAGGCGATCATGAGCACACCGTGGGCACAAACGACCGTTCTAAGCTCCGGTATCCAGAACTCGGTGCCGATCGCGCTCGATCCGCTGGCGAAAATGACGGCTGTGCAACTTACGTTTTCGTCGACTGGAGTCGGCGCGATTTTTGTCCAAGCGACGCTCGACACGCCAGCCTTTCAGTCTGGTGGCGCCGGCGGCGTTCTCCCGCAGCCGCAGCCGCTCTGGTCCACTGTCGGGTCGTCCAATGGTTTTATTTCAGCGACGTCAACTAGCAGCGGTTCTGGTGGCACCGTAGTTGCCCCCTTCGACAATTCAGCCATGTTTGTGCTGTTGCAGCCGGTTGCCGGTCTGAGACTGAGTTCATCGGCAGTTGGCGCCATGTCGGTAGGAACCGTCACCGTCCGCGCCCTGCAATCCCCAGCCGCGTGATGATGGACAACCATACGGCGGC